GGCGGCTGTGCGGTGCCGAACATCACGGCATGACCGGCAGCAACGGGCGCGGTGATCGTCAGGTTGATGTGCGCAGCGATGGCATTGACGGCAGCCGGGCCCAAGTTGATCGTGCGGATCTCGTTGGGGCCGAGCTGGCCGACGTTGCGCGAGTCGTACACGCGTTGGTTGGGCACTACGAGTTCGAGCATGTCATCCCCTATCGGTGGGATCGGTGTTGGTGGTGTAGGTGGATCTGTCGTTGCCGGTGCGGTCAGCTCCGACCAGTGAGCAATGACCTGAGCACCAGGGCACGACGTATTCGCACCTGGCATCTGGCGGTGCTGCAACATCTGATGGTTTTCAGCCAAGCGGTCGGTTGTCAGCAGCCAGGCGCGCAGATCGCGCACAGCCTGGATCATCGGGGGCGGTGGCTCCTCAAGGACGGGCGGTACTGCCTGGTTGAGGCCGACAAGCAACAGCACGCCGATGGCCATCTCGTTGTCACCCTGTGAGTGCGCGGCGCGGTAGTCGCCTGCATACTCCCAGACAATTCCCTGACCATCGATCACCCAGTTGTACTCCCAGGGCTTGCCTGCGCTCTTGGCATAGGCCTGGATCGCACGCAGCTCGGTCGGCGTGTCATCAGGGTCGAGCCACAAGCCAGCGCCGGTGTAGTGGATCGTGAGGTACGGCCGGTTCGCTGCCATCGGTGGCCGAGGAGAACCGGAGGTGTTGGTGGGCAGCACGCCGGCACCGAACACTGTCGCACGCGGGACCAGGATCATGGATCCACGGTATCAGGCGGGTCGTGGGGGAACCCGGGAGTCTTGAGTGTCACGGCCGTGTGCTCCAACACCGTCGCCAGCTTGGCGTTGGTCTCGAGCAGCTTTTGGGAGGTCTTGGCCTGTTGGCTGGCGATGGCTTTGATCGCGTGCTGATTGGTGGAGTGCTGCTCAGTGTTCTCCACCTTGAGCTCGCGCAGCTCGACACGCACCTCGTTGACGTCAGTACGAACGCTCTCGATCTTGGCGTCGAGCTGCGGCGTGATGTGCTGCTCGAAGAAGCCGATCAAGAACGTCGTTGCCTTCCTGGCGTTCGGGGCAATCAGGATCCGCACCACGAGGTACGTCGGCACACGCCGGAACCACGAGCGCGGATGCCAGATCACCTTGGCCCAGAGGTAGATGATCGCTGCAGCAACGGCACTGGTCAATACGATCCGCCCAGCAATGGTCTCGAATGTCAACCCCGCGAACGGGTTCCATATCGAGAGGATGGTCATGGTCAGTGAGCCTTGATCTCCCAGTTGACGACGCCAACTGCGGGCGTGATGTCAAGAGCTGTGTTGGCGAAGCCGCCGTTGCCGCTGGCGCCGGTCAGGTTTGGTACGTCGACCGAGTGTGAGTGGCTCGAGCCTGCCGTTGCCGTGATCGTGTGGGTGTGCGCGCCGGTGGTTGTCGTGCCATTGAAGTACGTCAGCCACAGTGCGGTGCCACCACTTTGGGTTACGCCCAATGGCTTGTCGCCGCCGGTGTCGGCGCTGCGAACACCACCGAAGAACTCGGGCGGTCCTGATCCGGTTCCACCAGTCGTGGTGCCGTGGTTGTGGTTGCCAGCCGAGGACGTCGACCCACCGTGGGTGTGCGCGGCCTCTGCTCCTGAGGTGAACGAGCCATGGTCGTGGTCGATGGTGTGGGTGTGGACGGGCAGGTTGGCTGAGGTGATCGTCTTGCTCATCGCCCCGGTCGATCCGCCGAGCGTGTACGTCGCCCCCGCATCGTCACCGACGAGCATCTTGCCTCGCCAGTCAGGAGTGACCATGCTCGAGCCGGACTTCCAGCTCGTCGGCAACCGTGCCCACATGTCCGGGTACAGCGACTGGGCGTTGACGACCGACTGGCCATTGACGAAGAACCAGCCGGGATCCTCGGTGGCGCCGATCGTTGCTCCGATCTGCCCGGGCGGAACCAGTCGATTGGCAACAGCGGTTGCCAGGCTGGCGATGTCGATGGTCGAGAAGCCTGGTACACCACCAGTGATCTTCAGCACCGTCCCAGTCGCGCCAGCGACGATCTCGGCGTACGCGAATGCTGCCGAGCGGTAGCTCATCGAGCCGACAGCACTCGCAGCAGCAGCGTGGGCCAGGGCCTGCTCGATTGAGTAGGCATCCATGACATGCTCGACGTCGGCACCATCGGCGTGGCCGACAGCTGCCGTGCCGTCATAGCCACGGTCGCTGACGGTGAGCGTGTTGCCTGATCGACTGGTGATCAGCACCTTCTCTTCACTGCCGGTGTTGCGATCGATGACGATGACGAACTTGCCGGCGCTGCCATCGGGATAGGTCGAGCCGTCGACGACGGTGATCGACGTCGCCGAGCCGGAGATCGCTCCCCCGGTGATGTCAGTTTTCTGTGCCCCACCGGCGAAGTCTTTGCGGATCCATTCGTTTGCCATGTTGCTCCTATGACGCCGAGACGGCCTGGACGATCAGAGTGCCTTGGGGCCGATTGCCGATGGCATCCCACGATTCTGGTTCCCACTGGAAGTTGTCGACACGTACTTTGTAGGCCACTCTGCCGATGCGCAACAGGGTGTAGCGTCGCGAGGCGTAGAGATCCTCGATCCACAGGTGCATCGCTTCCATGTCGAAGCTGTGTTTGTTGCCCGGACCGTTGCCGACTATCACCGATTCTTTGATGGTCAATGGTAGGTACCACTGCAGCACCGGTGGTGGGATCGGGTATGAGCGCACGCGCCAGCCGATGACGGTCGGCGTCGAGCTGCCCGAACCCAGCAGGGTGATCTTGACCTCGAACTTGGTGACGATCTCACCGTTCAGGTCGATCTCGAGAACCTCGGCATCGACATCTGATTCGATCGCAGTGCCGACCAGCACACCGTTCTCGTCGTAGACCTCGGCCTTGACCGATTGGGCCGAGGCCAGTGGTACGAACTGGCACTGCAGTGTCACCAGTGCCTTCGGCTCGACGGTGCCCATCGTGATCTTTCCCGAGCGCAGATCACCCTGGCCCTCGTACCCGGTGCCTTGGACCCAACCACCCGACGTCGAGACAGCAAAGATCGTCAGGCCATTGAGTCGGGCGACACCAGTCACCGCTTGCACCGTGGTGCCTTCGGAGACATCGATGCCGTATGCGGGTTGCAATGGCGCGACCTCATCCGCCACGGCGAACTTCGCCACACCCGAGCGCAGAGCATCGATGGATGACCAACCGGCGTATACGAAGCGCCCGTCTGCAGCTGCGTGCCGGCAATCACCGACGTCATCGATCAGCGGGCCATAGGTCAGTGTGCCGTCACCACTGACCTGAGCGAAGCGCACGCCCCTGCTGGTGCACAGCACGCACTCACCTGCATACGCGACCCCGAAGTTGAGCAGCTCGCCCATCGGCAGCGGCGCAGCCTCTTGGCTGACGACCAGGTTGCCGGTCGAGTCCGTCGTCAGAGTGTGCAGCTCGGAGCGGGTCCCGGCATAGCCACCGACGTAGATCCTCGAGCCGATGTTGAAGATCGTCGTCCACCGAAACGCTGCCTGGAAGTGAGTCTTGATCGTGGTCTCGGCGCCTGTCGACGAGACTTCCTTCAAGACGTTGGCGTGGCCTGCCAGCAGTCGGCCGCTGACAAAGGCGACGTTCTCTGTGGATACCGCGATCGGTGTGCCGAACGGAGCGTCAGCCGTGCCCGTGCCCTGGTACCGGGTCAGCTTCGTGGTCGTGGCCACGTACAGGTCGGTACCATCCGAGCTCATCGCCTGCACCGTGCCACCAGGCGCGGTCATTGCCGTCCAGGTGGTGCCGTCGCTGGTGCGGTACAGCGTCGCGCCGTCGCTGAGGAACACGTAGATCCCCGAGCGACAGATCACCGGGGTAGCCGAGGACACCGCGCGGTTGAGCGTCGTCGAGCGAGCGAGCTGCAGTTGATACTTGGTCGACCACTCGACTCGATCGGCGGTGCGGAACCGGAAGGAATCGGTGTCATCATCGAGGTCACCGAGGCTCTGACCCTGGCCGTGGTGCCACGAGTACTTGTACCGGGCCCACGCGCCCTTGGCATTGAACAGTGTGTCATTGGGCTGGTCGTTAGCGACCACGGCATCGCGGAAGGTGTCGACCGGACCCGACTTCCATTTGGTCAGATCGACGGGGAACACGTAGCCATCGAACGTCACCGTCTTGGGGATGTGCTTGTGTGTCCCACCGATCTCGGACGCGTCTACGCCCAGCTCGCCACCACCGAAGTAGAACGGCCAAGAAGGAACGAAGGTAGGAAGCGGCATCAGCTCATCCGTGTCGGAAACAGCC